CTCCACCTAACTGAGTAGTAGAGTTGCTATAAAGGTTGGGAGAAGCAATTGTTCCAGAAGCTGCCGACTGACTGGTAACATCAGTATCTGCAGTAATTGATGTTTCAGAGAAACTAAATGCTTGTCCGTTTGTGTTGATCGCATAGGAACCTGCGCCGCCAACTCCTCCAAGAGTTGTTACATTAATGTTTGTGCCAGAGACAGCGTAGGAAGCTCCTACTCTTTCTGATTGAACCGCCGCACCCTGAACGCTTAATTGAATTGAGTCAGTGATTTTTGATGTGATTTCGCCAGCAAAAGCAGGAGTAGTAAGGAATAACGAAAAGATAAGTGCTAATCTTTTCATTGTTCTAGTGGTGATGAACTATTTGTATTTAGTAAGACACTTCTTTAATTGGCACCTTGACAAAACCTAAATATTAACTTATTATGTACAAACCCGCTACAAAATGGCGGGTTTCTTATTATTAGTCCTTGACGTGACAATTAGAGCCGTGGGGTCTGCCCTCTGAGAAGAGGGAAGTGCGCTTTCCCTATACGGATGTAGAGTTCAATCAAATTTAATGCAAAATATCTTTACAGTAGCCCTGCCTCTCCTGGCAACGGTTACAACATCGACGGCAACACTGCCATTCGTAAACTACAAAATGGACGGTCCTCCGCCCCCTGTAGTTGAAGAGACAGCGACCAGAGAGGTTGCTCAACCTGAAAAGCCAAAAGAGAAAAGGCTAATTTGTAAAGGGTGTAATGAAAATGAGAATGCTACCCTGGCATATTTCCAGGATCGTGGTATTAAAGACAGAAACGCCCTTGCTACCATCATGGGCAATATTAGACAAGAATCAACATTCGTGCCTAATATTTGCGAAGGAGGTAGCAGAACCAGTTGGGGTAACTGCGGACGCGGTTACGGACTGATTCAATGGACATCTGCCAACCGTTATTATGGATTGGGTGATTTTGCTAAGAAGTTTGGTGGTTCGCCATCAAATCTTCACACGCAACTTCGTTATCTAACAAATGAAGTCCAGTGGAAAGAGATTGAGGAGCGTATGAAGACTCCTGGTAAATCAATTAACCGCTACATGGACTATGCGTATAGTTGGATTGGTTGGGGGCATCATGGTGCTCGCACTTCGTATGCTCATGATTATGCCAACCGACTGATCACGGTAGAAGTTTAATATATAAGGGGAGTGCTGCAGAACTCCCCTTTCTTATGTTTAACTTTAACTTCGGTAAGAAGAAAACTGATAAGAAACAACTGCTCATAGTTGGTGTCGTATTATCAAGTCTTATTGCAGCACTTTCACAATGTACAAAAATTCCCGATCACGCACTTTGGGACTTATTGGATGAAGTTCAACGTAAATATTTCCCGAACGGGATTTTGAATGAACTTATTTTGCAAGATCCTCACGCGGTAGAACGCAGAGTCAAGCGTGATATAGATCGAGCAATTGATGAAGTCACACCTGAGTATGATCGCATTATTTCTGAATCAAATAAAAGATATCAACCTCAGTATATTGAAGAAAAAAATGACGATTCAGTGTGCTATACTGATGAATGTAAAAAACTTGCTCCTCCCATGAGGATTTGCTCTCCTTGGATTGAAAATTGTTCAAATGAAAGTATTTAAAGATAGTATTAGTTTAGATTTGTGGAAAAAATGTCTTGATGATGTTAATTCCAATCTCTCCGATAGTTGGAAAGTTAGTACCTTTGCTTGGCCAAGGTATGCAACACTGGGTATTTCTGGAAACTGTCTATTCAGAAAAGTAAATCCAGAATTGAGATTAGAAATACTCGAAGAAATTAAAGATATTTTACCCTATTGTAATAAAATATCCATGAATTATCATGTAACGCTACCTAACGGTGGTATCGCACTTCATGATGATTCTAATCATAAATTTGGTGCAACTATATACTTAAACAAAGAATGGCATATTAATCATGGTGGATTATTTGTGTGGCAAGAAGAGCAAGAGGATGGTAGTTCTATCATGAAAGCCCTAGTTCCAGAATGTAGGTCTTTAGTTTTGAATGATATTCATGAAGGTCATGTCGTAACATTAGTCTCAAATTATTTACCAGAACCAAGAATTTCGATTCAAATTTTTGGATCTTGACGATTCGCACCGTATCTGGTATGATTGTCTCATAGGCGGCGGGGGTTCAAACTCCGTATAAGACCTGCCCCTCCTTGCCCACTGGGTCGATAAAGATGGGAGGTCTCTTGACTCAGTAGCTCAGTTGGATAGAGCAACTGCCTTCTAAGCAGTCGGTCGCTGGTTCAAGTCCAGCCTGAGTCGCCAGCCCGAGTGGTGTAATTGGTAGCCACGCATGACTTAGGATCATGTTCTTCGGAGTGGAGGTTCGAGTCCTCTCTCGGGCATTGGAGATTTTATTCTCCATACACACACAAACACACAAGGAGTAAAACAATGACACCTTACGAACTGCGCTTTGAAATTTTTAAGCAAGCTTACGGTCAGGCGCAAGATGAGTTTCACGCAAACTATAATCTTGCAGAAATGTGGAATAGGGATAGAAATGTAAAAATGGATTATCCAGAGTTTCCTACATATGAAGAGGTTGAAGCACTTGCTGATAAAATCAATACTTTTGTAAGTTCCAAATAAAATAGTGGGGTGGCAACACCCCCGTTAGTATTCCCCCTTGGCGCAGCGGTAGCGCAAACGACTGTTAATCGTAGGGTCCCTGGTTCGAATCCAGGAGGGGGAGTTGGAAGTGATCCTGCGATAACCTCAAGAGCACTCCTTCCAACTAAAACCTAGAATATTTCTAGGTCAGGGGGATGGCCTCCCCTGTTTCGCCCTTGTAGCTCAGCTGGTAGAGCGCGGCTTTTGTAAAGCCGATGTCGCAAGTTCAAGTCTTGTCGGGGGCTCTTACAATATACACTTCCTAAATAAGGAAGTGTATAAATACTAATAGATAAACTTTTTATATGTCTATTAAAAATTTATATTCTGATGAGGAAATAAAATCTTTTCTTTTAGAAAGTTCTTCTTTTTGGCAGTTTTGTAAAAAACTTGGATATACTAATAAAAGCGGAACTACTTATGATATTGTAAAAAAAGACCTTGATAATAGAGGAATTAAACTTCCTATTTTTAGGAAGGGTGGTAAAAGCACCAAAAAGAAAACTCACTCTGAAATTTTTTGCGAATTTTCTACTTATGATAGAAAAGATTTAAAAAAGAGAATATTGAAAGATGATATATTAAAGTATGAATGTTTAAAGTGTGGTATATCTGAATGGATGGGAAATCCAATATCACTACAAATAGACCATATTAATGGTGTAAATAACGACAACCGAGTAGAAAATTTAAGATTTTTATGTCCAAATTGCCACTCTCAGACAGATACTTGGGGAAATAAAAAAAGGGCTTGACATAATACTCATTATGCTTTATAATATTTTAGTCCGTGTGAAGCGAAGATGCGCTGGGGTTCCGTGCCTGTGAAGAGGAAACTCTGAGGCTGGGTAAATCCCCACCATTGCGGAGTTAGTTCAGCGGTAGAACGCTATCCTTCCAAGTTAGATGTCGTCGGTTCGATTCCGATACTCCGCTCTTACGAAGTAGTAAAAATGAGCATATACAATAATTATTACTATATTCCTTCTGGCATTAAAAAAGAATTTTGTAGTCTAATACAAAAAGAATTTGGACAAGAATCTTTAACATCCTCAACGATTAGACTTCAAGATTCTCAATCTGCCATTGACTCTGATATAAGAAAAAGTAAAAATTTTTGGATACCAACAGACCATTGGGTTGCTGGTATGATGGCACACTTTATTAACTGTGCAAACTTAAATCTTTTTAATTATGATTTAACATCTTGGCACGATCAAATTCAATTTACAGTCTATGAGGGAAAAGGTTCTCATTATGCTTGGCACAGTGATTTTACTACTGAACAGTACAATCCTGGTATAATAAGAAAACTAAGCATATCTCTTTGCTTATCATCAAAGGATGACTATGAAGGTGGAGAATTTCAACTCATGTCTGGTCCGAGAAATATGAAAACAATTTCAATGGATGTTGGTGACGTAATCATATTCCCTTCAGATATAATACATAGAGTACGTCGATTAAAAAGTGGTAAAAGAATTTCTTTAGTTGGGTGGTATGGTGGACCAGCATTTAGATAGTATAAAATTAACCAGAAATCATTATCCTTCAGTTAAGGATGTGACTTGGGATGATGTTATGGATAAGGCATCTTCTGAGTTATCAGTACCACCTTTTACTGGTATTGTTATCTGGAATGATTATGAGATACATTCCTCAGTAAATCCACATGAAAAAGTAAAACTCCGTAAAACTATTCATAGACAATTCACTAATCCACCAACTTTTGTTTTGCATAGTGATTATCGTCCAGGAACTTTAAATCAAATTTTTCAAGAAGTTTCTGCAAAGCAAGGATTAAAGGTCATGCATGTTTATTTTTCATTTGGACGTGATAACTTAACTTTTGGTGATCATAAAGATACGGTCGATGTTTTGATATTGCAAGCAAAGGGAACAATGTCATATATCTGTGAAGGTATTACTTATAAATTGAATGTTGGAGATAGTCTTTTCATTCCAAAAGGTACATATCATGAACCAGTTGTAACTGGTCCTAGAATTACATTAAGTTTTTCATGGGAGTAGTCATATGATAAAAGTAATTGATAATGTTATTGGAAAAAGATATCAAGAAGAAATAAAAGCCACTCTTTTTGGTAAAGTTTTTGATTGGCATTATAATCGTCTATTAACTTCTGATAATTATGGGAGTGCTTCTGGATTTACTCATTGGTTGTGTGAAACCAGACCAGAGATGAACAGTAAGTACTATGATTTTTTTTCACCTCTAATTTATGAAGTTTCTAATAAATCTGGTGTAAATTATGACCATGTAATAAGAGCTAGAACATTTTTTCAACTGCCATCAATGAATGAAAAGGACCATGACTTTTTTCATATTGATGATATTGAAGTTCCTCATACCGTATTCTTATATTATGTGAATGATTCTGATGGAGATACGGTTATTCTGAAAAATAAATTTGAGTATGGTAAAGACGAAGATGATGATTCAACAGCAGGTAATCCAAACTGGCATAATCCAAAGGGTTTGATTACTGATGATGCACACATTGAAATCTTAGAAAGAGTTACTCCAAAACAAGGAAGAGTTGTGGTTTTTGATGGAGCACATTATCATGCTGCTGGAATTCCAAAGTACAATGAACGTATTGTTTTGAATTTTGATGTTTTTGTTCCCTAACAATAATCTTAACCGTATCTTAATTGACACAACCGATACGGTTATGCTATGATACCACCAACTTAATTATCTTTTAAGATTTGGTTAAGTCACTCTAAATACTCCCGCATAGCAGACGCCCCAACTACTCGCGTCTATATGTGACCCATAATACTTGAGGTATATCTGTATCTCTGGTACAATGTCGTTTAGTACTAAAAACAAACTTTTATGAAATTCAAACAACTGATGCTTGCACCTGTTGCTTTTGGAATGGTTGCTCCTGTTGCTGCGAATGCCGCAGACCTGAATATTGCAGCAGTCAACCAATACACTTCCACAGAACAAGTTTCTAGCGTCACACAACTGTCTGATGTCCGTCCTACGGATTGGGCTTATCAGGCACTCAGCAATCTGGTTGAGCGTTATGGTTGCGTTGCTGGTTATGAAAACGGAACTTACCTTGGTGGTAAGTCCATGACCCGTTTTGAAGCCGCTGCTCTTCTGAATGCTTGTCTGGATCGCGTAACTGAAGTTACCGATGAACTCCAGCGTCTTGCTACTGAGTTCGCCAATGAACTTCAAGTTCTTCGTGGTCGCGTTGCCAAACTGGAGAAGCAGTCTGCTGCTCTTCAGGCACAACAGTTTTCCACTACTACCAAACTCAAGGGTGAAGCAACCTTCGTTCTGGGTGGTGTAGAAGGCGCCCGTCTTGCTAACAGTACCAACGTTGGAAACACTGCTTTCAACTATGACCTCCGTCTGAGTTTTGATACTTCCTTCACTGGTAAGGATCTGCTCAAGACCCGTCTGCGTTCGGGTAACTTCTCATCGCAACCTTTCGGTTCTTCCTCGTCACTGTTCAAACTGGACAAGGCAGAAACCTATGCGAACACGATGACGCTTGACCGTCTCTACTATCGCTTCCCTGCACTTGCTAAGGGCGTTTATCTGACCGCTGGTGCTCAGGTTCGTAACACTGAGATGGCATGGGTTCCTACCGCATATAAGTCGGACATCCTTGACTTCTTCTCCGTTGCTGGTGCTCCTGGTGTCTATAACAAGGCAACTGGTTCTGGTTTCGGTGTAGAGTGGGTACAACCCACCAAGAAGGGTAAAGGTGGTTTCGTTGCTAACCTGAACTATGTTGCCCAGAGCGGTAACGATTCTACCAAAGGTCAGTTTGATGAAGATGGTTCTCTGAACACTCTTGCTCAAGTTGGGTATCGTGCTCCTCAGTATGGTATTGCTTTCGGTTACCGCTACGGCACTGAAGGAACTCGCGTCCGTAACTTCAACGCTCTGGGTGGTGGTTCTGGTAACCTTGCTGCTAACCAAACCTCCAATGGTTATGCGATTAATGCTTACTGGCAACCCAAGAAGTCGGGCATCATTCCTTCTGTGAGTGCTGCTTATGGTTGGAACACCGTAAGTCTGTCTAACAACCGCACGACTCCTAATGCTGCTACCGATTCACAAACTTGGATGGCAGGTCTTCAGTGGAGCGATGTGTTTGTGAAGGGTAATGCCGCTGGTTTCGCCATCGGTGCTCCTGGTAATGCTGCTACTCTGAATGATGACCAAAAGGCAATTATGTGGGAAGCCTTCTATCGTTACAAGGTTAGCGATGCGATTAGCGTGACTCCTGCGGTCTTCTATGTGTCCAACAACCAAGGTCTGAAGCAAGCTTCGGACAATTATGGTGGTGTGATTCAGACGACCTTCCGCTTCTGATAGTATCTTTATACCTCTAAACCTCCTTTCGGGGAGGTTTTTTGGTGTTTGGCGACATTTAACTTTCTCTTAAACTTAATCGAGTACAATTACAAAGAAGTTTTTAATTCTCATGAAACTCAAACATATTGCTACAATCGGTCTCGCTCTTGCTCCCGCTACCGCATTTGCTGGACCTGCTATTAATGGTGCTGGTGCTACCTTCCCTGCACCTATCTACCAGCGTTGGTTCGTTGATTATTCTTCCACCACTGGTGAAAAAGTCAATTATCAGTCCGTTGGTTCTGGTGCTGGCGTTCGCCAGTTCGTTGCTGGAACTGTTGATTTTGGTGCTACTGATGAACCTATCAAAGCAAAGGAAGCAGCAAAAGTAAAGCGTGGTGTCGTTCAGATTCCTATGGTCGGTGGAACTATTGCTGTTGCCTATAACAAGCCTGGATGCAAACTGAAACTGACTCAGAAACAAGTTGTCCATATCTTTATGGGACACATCAAGGACTGGAAGGAAGTTGGTTGTGCTGCTGGTTCTATCAGAGTTGTCCATCGTTCAGACGGTTCTGGAACTACCTATGCATTCACTAATTCTCTGGATGCTTTTGGTGGTTGGACTGCGGGTGTTGGTAAGTCAATCAACTGGCCTACTGGTGTTGGTGCTAAAGGTAACGAAGGCGTTGCTGGAACCCTTTCTAACACTCCTGGCGGTATCGGTTATCTGAACACTGGATTCGTTCGTGCTAACAAACTCCAGGCTGCTGTGCTTCAGAACAAGGCAGGTAAGTTTGTTGGACCTTCTGCTGTGACTGGTGCTGCCGCTCTGAATGGCATCAAACTGGACCCCGTGACCCTTGCTGGAGAAGATCCCAATCCTGCAGGTGCCCGTGCCTATCCTATCTCCACTCTGACTTGGATTCTTGCCTATAAGAGTGGTTATGCTCCTGGTAAGGCATCTGCTGTTCGTGATGCTCTGAACTATGCTCTGAGTTCTAAGGCACAGTCGATTGCTGATGACCTGGGTTATGTTCCTCTTGCTGGTTCGGTCCTGAACCGTGCCCGTCTGAAAGTTCAACAAGTCGGTCTGGGCGAGAAGTGATACATAGGGGGGTTGACAAAACCCCCTTTTTAATGTATTATAAGTAACGAGTCAGGTGGTTTATGTCTCTTCTTTCACAACTCGATAGACAACTTGCTATTACTGCCTTTGAGCATTATGCGGATTTTCTTAAAAGTGAAATTTCTTTTATTGAAGATTCTGACTTAGTTGGAGATTCAAACTATCCAGAATATACTACATATAAACAAGAACTGTATGAGTTAAATACTCTTCTTAACTGGGTTCGTTTGGAATACTTCAAGAATGAAAATTAATCTCTGGTATTGTAAAGATATGAACCTCTGGCGTTGGACTTTGACTGATGATCATCGTCCAATTGTCAGACAAGAATCTGGACAACAAAAACATCTACGTGATGCTATGAATGATGTAGCAAATACTGTAGAATACATTATGGATAAACATTGAATTGATTGGGCGATTAGCGCAGCGGTAGCGCAGTTGCTTTACACGCAATTGGTCGGCGGTTCGAATCCGTCATCGCCCACTTTATAAATACTTCAAAAAAGAAGTATAATGGAAAAACTTTTCAAACAATTGAGTGATATTCAGGCATCTTTGTTTGTCTTGTTTCATAAGACATGGATTTATCATTGGAATGTTGTAGGACCTGATTTTCACCAACTACATACTCTCTTCGGTGAGCAATATACTGCAATGTTTGAAGAGATCGATCGTCTGACTGAACATATGAGATTTCTTGGTATGAAACCAGTGAGCACACTAACTAGAATCACTGAAGTCACTCATATTGAACAAGCATCAAATAGTGCTCAGGGAATCAACGCTAAGATGATGGTGAAGCAACTTCTTGGTGATAATCAAACACTTATTGATATGCTAATTGATGCTTCCAATTCTGCTGAAAGAATTGAGAGTCTTGCTACAGCAAATATTCTTCAGGACTTAATGGAGTCTCATGGCAAATATGTGTGGATGTTGAGGTCTATCTCAGAGACTGCCAGATCGGCATCTGCGGCACTAGAAGATATCCAAGTAGAAGTAGAAGTTCCTCAACAAGCACCTGTACAAACTGAGTCAGTCGAAGAACCAATTGAAGAAGTAATTCCAGAATAATAAAGTTAATTATTTTTAAACCATGATTGTAATTAGATGTAAAGAGTGTGGAGTCGAATTGACTAGCCACCCTACAAAAACAAGGTGCTGTGGGTGTTCTAATATGACCACAGTTAGAGGGGAAACTATTACTGCTTTAGATTTGTCTAAAATTGTAATGGTATCTTCTAATGCTTCAAATCAAAAATCAAGTGTCTTTTCCAATGAAGACCTAGAATATCAAAATGCTCGTAGAAATAGAAAAGTAAGACGTTTAGATTTTGAAGTTAGATAGGTCTTAGTATAGTATTTTCATCATAACGTGCATACTGAAATCCATCATCATTTAGTTTTCCAAAACCAAATCTGCGAGCAACCAAAGAACGTTGGTGTTTTCCAATAACCAGTGAAGACTCTGTAAAACCATCGTTTAGTTTTGGTCCATGTGGTTTTGCAACTAAAACATCTCCAGGTCTTGGAGAAAGTTTGACCATACCCTCTTCTAAATTTTTATAAGTATATTTCATAAAGTTATAGAAGATTTTTTTCCTTTCTTCTAATGAAAATTCGTTTGGTTGCTTAGTATATTTGACTTCATAACCAACCTCTGCAACTCTGGTTTTTTCATGAAAATAAATTCTTTCTGCTAAAGTTTTTATTTTTTCTTCTAACTGTGGTGAGTTATAATGGTCTTCAAACTCTAAGTATAAGTAACTTTTTTTAGTTTGATAAAGTATTATAAATGTATAAATTGCTAGAGCGCCATCCTCACATTTAAAATTGACTTGTTGATATCTTTTATTTTCTTTTGGATAAACTGGAGACCTATCACGATATCCAAGTTTTTTGAGTAGTCTTTCAAACTCAATTCTTTTTGTTGATGGGGTGATAAGCACTTGACGAAATTGAATAGATAGTGTATATTATAACATAATCGGAAGATTGGCCGAGTGGTTGATGGCGTTAGTCTTGAAAACTAATAACGTTAATAGCGTTCCAGGGTTCGAATCCCTGATCTTCCTTGTTACAAATATTACAAAGTTTTAGATTTTCTTAATCTATATTTTTGTATCAACACATAGTTGACATAGTAAAAGTACTCACTAGTATAACTAATAATATTCAATCTAAAACCCTATGGATCAACGCACCTACGACAATTGGGTGAAGATCAAGGAGACGTTTGAAACGTCTGGTAATACGGACAATATGTTCTACAAAAGATCAGTTGAAATCGTAAAGACCAGAAAAGACCCACTTGCGAAGTTTCTTGGAGATGAGAAGTGATGGAACCTCAAGACGAGTTTGTAAGCCGTTCTGAAGTTCAGGAGATGATTGATGCTGCTATACGACGACACAACCGTAATGCTTCTATCATTAGCATGTGCGTCGGTTGGGTGGTTCTTGCTTTATTTGCTGAAGGACTCCTCCGACTTGTAGGTGTTATTCCGCCTGTATTACCATGGCTCAACATTACCCTGAACTAATCGGTATTGTTTTCCTGTTAGTATTTGCCGCCACGATGTTCTATCAAGGCACTTGTATTATGAGAGGTCAAAGAGGATATTCTCTCCGAGACTATATGAAACAGGAAAGTTCAAATATGCGTAAAAGAATAGAAGACTTACTCAAGGACAAATGATCTCTCTTACAGAAGAAGATTTAAAAGAACTCCAAAGAAGAGTTACACAACAAAAAATAGAAGAACTATTTGAAGAACCATCTACTTATGAGGACGAAGACGATGAATAACCTTTTTATTTCTTCATTGTTACTTTTTAGTTCCATTGGGTTATTTGTTTATTGGGGACTTACACACGCATATCCACAATATTAGGGGAGAGTTATGAGAGTAGGATTAATTGGACTGGGGCGAATGGGAGAAGGAATGTCTCGCCGCATGATGAAGGCAGGAATTGAAGTCTGGGGTTACAGGAGAAATTATGAAAAGGCTCAGGAAGCTTATGAAAAGGGATTTGTTAATGGAGTTACAACTACTATTCAAAATCTTGTTCAAGTAGTTAAACAAACAAAAAACGGGGGAATACAACCAGGAATCTTCCAAATGGTTGTGCCAGCAGAAACAGTAGAGGAGACAATCAATGAGTTATTACGATTTTGTAGTGAGGGAGATATTATTATTGATCATGGCAATAGCAATTTTAAAGACAGTCGGAAAAGAGCAGAACGTTTGGCAAAGATGGGTATCCAATATATTGATTGTGGCACTAGCGGCGGTGTTTATGGTTTGGATCGTGGATACTGTCTTATGGTTGGTGGGGGAAATATTGCGGTCGCCTCTTGTTCGCGCATTTTTGATGCCCTTGCCCCAGGAATCAGTGCTGCCCCCAGGACTCAATTTGACTCAGACGTAACTTCTGCAGAGCACGGTTGGTTGCATTGTGGTGGTCCTGGTGCTGGTCACTTTGTAAAGATGGTGCATAATGGTATTGAATATGGCATCATGCAAGCATACGCTGAAGGATTCAACATCATCAAAAACGCAAACGCAGGTGCTCAGTATGTTAGAGAAGGAGATGCAGAAGTCGCCCCAATGGCAGACCCCGAATCCTATTGCTATGATATTGATGTTGCTGAGGTGGCTGAGTTATGGCGTCGTGGTAGCGTGGTTGGTAGTTGGTTACTTGATCTTACTGCTGATGTGTTACGCGGCAACAGTGAGCTTAAACAGTTCTCTGGTGGGGTATCCGACAGCGGTGAGGGTCGTTGGACTGTTTCTGCCGCTGTGGATTTGGGGATATCCGCTCCTGTTATTACTACTGCCCTATTTGAGCGATTTAATTCACGCAATCTCGGATCTTTCGGAGCAAAAATCCTGAATGGCATGAGATTTATGTTTGGTGGTCATCACGTTAGATAAGGAGATTATCAATGGAACGATTTAAAGATTTTTCAGAATATGAACTTCGTCTGATTGCAGACGCAGTGTGGGTCAGACAAAGACACCATATTGCTGGAGACAGAAAGTTCAGGGAGTATGGAGCACTTCTTACCGAGATTCAAAAGTTAGTAAATTATCAACCAGGAGTATTCCTATGAGAAAGTTCAATGATGCAGTTCTATCAATTACGGTAGCCATCATTGACTTCCTCTACCGTGATCTACCAATCCAAAGATTCTGGGTGCTGGAAACAATCGCCAGAGCACCTTACTTCGCTTTTCTCAGTGTTCTTCATCTCAGAGAATCACTAGGTCTCCGAACAGAAGAACATTACTACTTAATGAAAGAACACTTCGCACAGACAATTAATGAAACCGAACACCTCAGAGAAATGGAGTCGCGTGGCGGAGCAGATCGCTGGGTTGATCGCTTTTTCGCTTATCATTTGGTTCTCATCTATTATTGGATTATGGTGGGTTATTATTTTCTTGCTCCTGTTTTCGCTTATCATCTGAACTCAGGTATTGAGTTTCATGCAACAGAAACATACCTAGATTACTTCTGGGATCATCAGGATGATGCAAAGATTGCAGAGATCGCAGTGGATGAAATGAACCATTATATTGAACTAGAACGAGCAATGGAGATGATCTGATGTTATTAGCAAAAGCACTTTTATTTGTTTCAATTCCTTTCGTATTAACAACTCTTTACTTCGGAACAAAAGGGGGATATTATGACACCGAAAAGTATAAAGGAAACGGAACCGCACATTAGACAGCGGTATCACTTTGCCGCATCAGCATTTGTAAGAATGTGGGGACATAGTTCATTACACGATCGTCGCATCGTAGAATTTTGTGAGGTATGGGCACATAGAACTGAAAATGCCCCATTAGATGATAGGGTAGTGGATCAATACTTTTATTATGAGTTTAAGACCTGGAGAGGATACTGATGGGACATTTTGCTCGATGGGTTCTAGAAAACCCCTATACTCTTGGATTTCTTGGATACATTTTGATTGTGCTTCCTATTATGGGTATCTGGGCAATACACAAATACGAATGGCAGCACTGGGCTCCATTTGATAAAAAACATAAATAACGGTAGATAAACTTATTCTACCGAAAATGAGAACGCATAAGTGTGGGCATTGTGGAGAAACTGATCCATCTAAGTTTTATGGGCATAAAAAAAGTGTTTGTGGTGCTTGTCATAACAAATATACATTAGAGTTGGGACAGAAAAAAAGAAATTTTATTCTTGAAGAAATGGGAGGTAAGTGTGTTTCTTGTGGTTATGATAAATATTCATCAGCACTTCAAGTTCATCATTTAGATCCATCTCAAAAAGACGCTAAATTTCATGGGATTCGTGGATGGAGTCACGAACGTATTATTGACGAAATAAAGGAATGTGTGCTATTATGTGCTTGTTGCCACGCAGCAGTTCATTCTGGTGAGTTGGAACTACGGAGTATCGCCTAACTTGGTCATGGCACCGCTTTTGGGAAGCGGAATAATTTCGGTTCAAATCCGAATACTCCGATTAGTCTATATTTAATTATGGAATCTATACCATTTTATAGCATTGGATTTATTAAAGATAGAGTTCCCGACGCTATCTTTGATCGTCTTGTCAATAGTGCATTGGATGCAAAAGAAAATAATAATAGAGCTGTTAATACCCTAGCTGGAAATATAGAAGAATCTTATGATATTAATTTGTCACAAGAAGATTTTATCTTTGTTGAAGAATACCTTGTAAAATTATGTGCCAAATATGAAAGGCAGTATAATTTGATGAGATATGAAAAATCAGTTATTGCTGATGGATACAATCTTGAACTTAAAAGATTGTGGGTAAATTATCAAAAGAAATACGAGTTCAATCCTGTCCATCATCATACTGGTCTTTATAGTTTTGTTATATGGGTAAAAATACCCTATGACTTTAGGAATGAATTTGATCAAGACTTATGTAAGAATTCAAATAATAAGTGTCCTGGATCTTTTGCATTTTATTATCCAAATGCAATCGGTGATATGGAAGAGCATTTAATAGAATTGGATTCTACTTTCGAGAAGGAAATTATCGTGTTTCCATCTAGAGTTAATCATTGTGTTTATCCATTTTATACATCTGATAGTAACAGGATTTCTATATCTGGAAATATGTATCTTTGTGCAAAAGATTTTAGTGACTATATAACATAACCAGTTCATAGACTGGCACACTTGACAGAAAAGTCTCAACACCTTATAATACTAGAGCAAACAACACAAAACAATGTCTCTGACCGCAAAATTCAAGAAAGATGTTAGCACTCTTCGCCTTGCTGCTAACGGGGAAATCTACCTTGATGTAAAGAATCCGAAACTTTATAAAAAAGTTCGTCGCTTTTATGAAAATGAAGGTGTCGTATTTTCTGGTGACCCTCTTGACGACTACGAAATGCTCATGGAGTATGTCGCCAGCGATCTTGAATCTGTTGAGGTTGCATGAAAACCAAAGTTCTTCTGGAACGTGAAGGATATCGCTTTATTGAAGCAGGTATTCTTGAGATAAACGGCAAACCAGATTATCGTTTGCAAAAGCAAAATTACTATACCAAACGCTGGAATGACATTTATCTTTTTGATAATGTTCTACAATGTTCTACTGCAATGGAGGATATTGAGTATGCGAAATGGTTAGATCCAGATAGAGTTCCTTGTTATGTAAGAGACGATGAAGAAGACACGGATGGTCTATAACAGCACTGGTCGGGAGCAAACCCCTTATGTCTAAAACAAGTATCCTGAGGTATATCGGGAACTTTCTTCTCCTACTTGGTTATCAAATCATGTTGTGGGGAGATTTCAAAAATGGTTTGATAATAAAGTTTATTGGGGGACTACTCGGTATTCCTTTTGCTATCAAACTCAAACTCTGGGATGTGCTATTTCTGATAGCATTCTTTGGTATCACCGAAATATCAAAGTTAACCCAACTTTTCTTGGTTTCTTAAAACCAAGTGGTGGAGTCAAATTTGACCCCTTCTGGTTTCTTGCTTTCCCATAAAAAAGCAAGTGGTGCGGATGGGACTCTCTCCCGCCTGGTTTCCAATTTCCAGTCAAAGAATTGGTGGCGAGCCTGAAAAGAATCAAGGGAGTTGACAACAACTCCCTTTTTTATTATAATAATTTGATATATTGTGATATATTTGTGCAGGATAATATTCATTTATTGTTTCCAACTTCAGTTTATCGGTCATACGATCTCATTTCTGAAGAAGAAAATATGAGAATATATCAACACATTCTAAAAGAAAAGGATGTTGTTAAAGGTAGAGGGATAGACTCCTGGTATTCGGGAGCAAATAGCCCACAAAATTCATTTAATATTGGGTATGAGAATAAAATTTTTGACTTACTATTTGAAAGAATCAATACTAAAGTTAATGAATACGCAAAATTTTTAAATTGTGACCATCATAAATTCTTTTTAAGTGAGTGGTGGTGGAATGTTTATACTAATAAAAACAGTCAAGAGTTTCATCATCATTTACCATCTTCTATTAGTGGAGTATATTTCTGTAAAAGACCAGAGGGATCTGCACCTATAGTATTTCACCATCCTAATTTTTATTACTGTACCCCACATTCTATCAGAAATGAGTATAATTCAGATTCATATTCTATAGAACCAGTTGAACGTTCTTTGTTAATTTTTCAATCATCCACTGTTCATATGGTTCCTCCTGGTCTTAATACTGATCCAAGAGTTACTATTTCATTTAATTATAAAGTATGATATCACTCAATCATATTGGCAATCTTGGAAGACTTGCCAATCAAATGTTTCAATATGCTTCTTTAAAAGGAATTGCTAGAAATAGGGGATATGGATTTATCATTCCACCTAGATATGTTTTTGGGCAGCATGATGATAATGTCAAAAATTCTGATGTTATTTTATACGATGTTTTTGAAAATATAGAAAAAAATAATGATTGTGCTCTACAGGATGCCAATACTTTTTGGGAAAGAAAGCATGAATTTGATGAGGAATTATTCATCAATTGCCCAGATAATGTAGATTTAATGGGATACTTTCAAACCGAAAAATACTTCAAGCATATTGAAGATGAGATACGAGAAGACTTTAGATTTAATGAAGAGTTGTATTCTAATTGTAAAGAATTTCTTAAAGAAAATTTTGATAGTGAAGTAATCTCTTTACATATTCGTAGAGGAGATTATACCTCTAATCCAAATCATCCTGTGCAACCAATTAGTTATTATCAGGAAGCACTTTCTAAACTACCAGAACTTCCTGTTATTGTTTTTTCTGATGATGAATCTTGGTGTAAAGAGCAGGATTTATTTAAAGATGATAGGTTTTTGATATCAGAAGAAAACACAACCGATGCTGATCTTTGCTTAATGTCATTATGCGATTATCACATCATTGCAAATTCATCATTCTCTTGGTGGGGTGCATGGTTAGCAAAAAGTAAAAAAGTAATTGCCCCCAAAAATTGGTTTGGTGGAGAATGCTATAATAAATCAACAGTTGATTATCCATTTGGTAACTTTGAATTTCTATGAAAACGATCATTATTTCTTCTGACCATAATGGGGTCGAGAACAAAGAACAACTAAAGATGTATCTTAAGGGAGAAGGATATCGGGTTATTGATATTGGACCTTATACTTCTGATGTGAGTGTCGATTATGTTGATTATGCAGCTCAGTTATCTACAATTGTGAGTAATCGTGAGGCGGACCGAGGTATCCTTATCTGTGGAACTGGTGTTGGTATGAGTATCGTTGCAAATCGTTTTGCTGGTGTCCGTGCTGTTCTAGCTCATAATGAACTCACTGCGGTTAAGTCTAGAGAGCATAATGATTCCAATGTTCTTTGTTTGGGTACGTGGTTGTCTTCTCAGATTGAAATGAGAGAGATGAGCAAAATGTGGTTAGATGAAGCATGGGGAGAAGGTCGTCATGTCAAGCGTGTTGAAAAGATTGATTCACATACTGGCATTGTTTTAACAAATGGAGTTTTTGATATCCTTCATAAGGGCCATATTGAACTTTTGAAGTTTGCTAGATTGCAGGGAACAAAACTGATTGTTGCTATTGATTCTGACCGCAGAGTAAAACAACTCAAAGGTGACAATCGACCTGTTAATAATGAAGAAGATCGTAGAAGGGTTCTTGAGACAAATCGTTATGTTGATGAAGTCATCATTTTTGATTCAACTGAAGAACTTCAAGAATTCTATCAAACACTCTCTCCAGATGTAATTGTTAAGGGTTCTGAATGGACTGCTGATGAAGTAAGAAGCAGAGACTGTATTCCAGAGTCTATACAAGTTAAAGTTTATCCTTTGGTTGGAGACTATTCCACAACCAATACCATGCAAAAAATTAGAGAACTTGAAACATGCGAGAAAATTTAAAGTATCTAATTGTTGGTGATACCATCATTGATGAAACTCTAGAACTTAGGGCAATCGGACTATCACTAGAGTCTCCAACAATCAAAACGGTAATTGAAGAGCACAGTTATGATTTTGGTGGCGCTGCTAATGTTGCCAAGTTTCTTCGTGGATTTGGTAGAGACGTAACATTTGCAACATCAATGTCTGATAAAGACTGTGATACTTTTGAGTTGCATTATGATCTCCCAGTAAAAAGTTTTTTCCAGGGTCGTAATAATACTAAAACAAGATACTGGGTTAATCATGGAGATAGTCGATACAATCATCTACAAGTTAATGATGTCAATAATGAGTTTTCAAAATCGTTCTTAGAAAATTTTGATATTGATGAGTTTGATATCATTGCTTTTGCTGATTACCGTTGTGGATTTATTACAGAATCATTCATCAAACATGCAACTGATTCTGGAAAAATTACATATGCCTCTTCTCAGGTATCGAGTAAGACATCAAACTATGATAGGTATTGGGCGGTTGATTACTTAGTCTGTAATCAA